CGCCTTTCCTCTAACTCCTTTTGCGACGCACCTTCTTTTACCATATCGTCTATGATTTGCTTATTGGCCTTCTTCCGAGCAGGTAAAGATTCATTTTTGATTAGGTCTATATGCTCCTTAAGACCGGCTTTTTGTCTTTTGGTTAAATCTATATCCCATTGTTTCTTGTCCCTTAAGTCCTTCAATGAGTTTATTACTTGCCTATTCTTCTGTAAGAACTTATCTTGTCGGTCATATTCCTCTTGGCTTAGAGGAACACCCTTTATCTGTTCCTTGTGGAAAAGTTCATAGGATTTTCTCAACTCTCTTAATTCTGTATTGTAGATTCTCAACTTAATGGTATTCTCAATAAGTTGCCCTATTTGGTTTTTATACGCGTGTTCGCCGGAAAGCACTACTTCATTCATAGACTTTTGTATGGCTATATATGTTCCAAATGCTATTTTTGCATTGTAGAGTAGAATAATCGTATTCATAAGAGGGCCAACAAACTGCTTAAATCCATAACCCACTTCTGTTATAGCCTTAGCAAGTGGTCCGATAGGGCCTTCATACAACTGAACAAGAGTGTCTGTGAAAATTACTTGGGTTCTCGTAACCTCAGTTAGAACAGGTAATAATTGGTCGCCAAGAGCAGACTGATAATTTTCAAGCCTCGCCTCCATCTGTTCTAATTGGAACAGTTCTGTTTCACGCCTTCTTTCTGCCTCATCCATAGCAGGGAAAAGCCCTTCTATTGCTTCCCCCTCAAGTTCCCTTACCCTATCTACATTCTCAAGCAGTTTAATAAGACGAGTATAGTGCCTGTTACCTGCAATACCTTGAGCGAGAGCCTGTTGTTGTTGCCCATTCATTCTTTCATATTGCACAGACAAATCTTCCAAAATATCGCTGAATGGCCTCATCGCTCCTGTTTCTGTATCTATGACTTCAATACCCAATGCCTTTATCGCATCTGCTGCGCCGTTTGTATTAGCACCAAGACGAGCGTAAATCATACGCAGGGCACGACCACCCTTTCCTTGCTCCTCACCAGCCTCAATCAAGGTGGCCGACATAGCGGCCATAGCCGCGATGCTTTCACCTGTAAGATGAGCCTGTGAAGCAAACTGATTCATAACATAGGTAATCTGCGACATAGTTGCCGCCGACCTATTCTCAACGGTGTTAAGTTCATCGAGAACTTGAATACTGTTCCTGTATATCATTTGCCGTCTTTCTTCGGCAGTTGCATTTTCTCGTATGCCGTCGGTCATAAACTTGGTTTGTTGCTGTAAGTTGATTAGTCGCTGCATACCTTCCTGAGTTTCCATACCACTTATCAGACCGAAAACCATTCCGATTTCGGTTCCCACAGCAGTAGTTCCACCACCGAGAACACCGGCCAACTGAGCCATACGCGAAGCAGCATTGTAAGCATCATCAGCAGCAAAACCAAAGGCTGCTCCAACATCCTCTATTTCATGGAATATATCGCCCGTTCTTTCTGCTTCCGAAAGGAACTTATCGAACTGTATTCTTGCTTCTTCTATATTGCGAGCAATTGGAACTACCTCATCGGCTAAGTTCGTGAAAATCTCTAAGAGTTCGCCACCCGATTCTTGAATGCTCGTAATTGAATCAAGCCAAAGGGCCTGTAGAACTATTGATGCCGACTCAGCATCTTTAATCAACTTGCTCGCTTGGAATGTTCCTACGATATCGAAGAAAACTCTTGAAGCACCAGCGCGAAGAACGACCATCGCTACCGCGCAAGAGAATAAAGCGAATGGTGCTAAGAATTGAAGGAAGGCTAATTCAATCGCTATCATTCAAACTCTCTCCACTCTTGCGTTCCACTATGGGAACCCCGCTCTCTCTCAATGAGTCAAGAAGTTCGTTGTTGTTTGATAATAGTTTCCGTTGCTCTCTACGCTGATTTCTGCGTGCAACTGCGCCCTTTGCATCCTTCTTTGATGCCTTTTCCGTCGCTTCTAATATCTTATCATTGATGTCTGCCGCTACGAGCAAGTCAAGTTCCATAAGATGACGACCACCCTCAACAGAATACTTTAGCCATAATTCTGAGGGAAGGGTCCCCTTGAAGGCCATACACAGGCTCGGTGCTACCATCAGGAACTCAGAAAAGGGACCGCGCCTTCCATGTCGTCGCCGCGAACAAATTGTAGAATGGTGTTTAGTTCCTCAAAGGTTAGCATATTACAATCTACATCCTCATCAAGAATGCAAGGAGGAACCCAAGCCTCTATTTGTGACTCTAAGCCGCCACCCATTTCATCAATTATGGCCGCAAACTCCTCGCTTTGCTCATCAGTCCAATCTTCGGGGCTACCGGCGTGTCGCATTTTGCGGAACGCCTTTCCTTGAATGTTGGTTATCTTCAACCGCTCCATTCCCGAAGCCTGTCTAACCCAAATCTTCTTTCCGTCGTCTAACTCTATCTCTTTCTTCATAACCGGCATGGTTTTCACTCTCGCTAATCTAAGCCACACCATGTGGCCTTAATAAAGAGTCCTCATTCTTCTTCGTCAGCCTTAACAGGCTTAGGGGCCGCTTTAGGGGCCGCTTTAGGTGCAGCCTTTGGTGCAGCCTTAGTAGCCTTTGGGAATCTTCGGCAGTAATATAGAACCTGTCCTTTGGTAGTCATACCCTCAATAGTTTCAAATGCTTCTGCTGGGATATCTTTCCCAAGACTCTTAGCCAATTCTACTGAATCCATGAAATCACCTCAGAAAGCGGTGCCGCCTACTGCGCCGCCCTTCATTGTGATATCCATAGCCTTATTTGCACCGGATGCTGTTGCATCGTATAGTGCTACGAAATTAACACTCATGGTGTTTGTGTCGCGCCCGCTTACATTTGCACTTGGGGCCTCAAATCTTACATTGTAGAAATTAACCTTGATATATTCTGAGTCATTGTTGGACTCGGCTTGTAGATTAAGGGTAATAGTGGGAGCGGCTCCGTCGTCGCTCATAGCCAAACCATCAGCAGCCGTCAAACCATCATAGGTAGGCTCGTCGGTAGTAGTAGCGTAAATGACTGAGTTGAACTCAATCGAACCCGAAATCTCCCTTCGCTGTGCAGGGGGTGCGCGGTTGTAGGTGTTTGTTCCAAGAGCATAGGCGTTGTCTGTGTCGCGGTTTAGGCTTACATCAACTGAGAATGACTTGACCTTAAGAGATTGGCTCGCAGCCCCGCTTCCATCATCGAAATACACGCTTCCGTTAGCGAAGTAAAGGGCATCTATTGCATCTCCTTCAAAGGGAGTTGTAGTTACGATATTGCTTGATGAACTCTCAGCCTTACCTACGAAGTCAGCAGACATCATTACATACTCGCCAACACTTGCAGTTATTGATAGGCTGCTCCCAACCATACCTGTGTATGTGTGTTCCTTCTCCTCTCTCCCTACTCTAATAGTGTAGGAGTTGTAGAGGTCGCTGGAGGCATCAGTTGGCTCATCGAATGAGTGAGTAGCAGAACTATAGGCGGTCTTAGGGAAGAATGCCGCAAGGACATTTCCTGTAAAATCATCTACCTGAACGGCCATGTTAATTCCGCCCTCAGAATACTCAGTTCCGGTCACGGACTTTGATGCGATTTGTCGGCTCATATCTGTCCGTGTTAGCAAATCAACATTATGGGAAAACGACTCATCATCCACTTCGCCATAAACGGCTGTGGCTGTTGCTTCGGTCCCGTAAGTGCTTGCTCCTTCTTTAGCGATTGAAACATATCTATTCAGAAACTCTACCATAGTATCACCTGTATGTAATCAATCTACAAGTAGGCTGACCTATAAACATTCTTATCGGTGTCGCATATCAATTCTACGCATATATGTGAGAGTTAGGACATGAACACACACTACTTCGTCGTCATCCATTTTGGTATCAAGGTCAGCAGAATACGATATGATACTATCAGTTGTTCCTGATACTCCTGTATTCGTGTATAATTCATCGAATACTTCTCCCATAAGATTAAGTCCTTTTCTGTAAGCATTCTCATAATTTGTGCCCCGAACACTCACAAATACCTTCACATCGTAGTTTTGGGTGATTTTAGCACCACCAAGTGACTCAAACTCAGGTGAAATCAACTGTTCTACTAACACATGGATGCTTGGTGTGCCTACTCTATTCAGCATTTGTGAGGAAATGTCGTAACCATATACTATAGATGAGTCATCAACCTGTGTTTTCAAGTAAGGTCGAGGGCTATTCTTGAGTTGATTCACTATACCTATACCCATGCGAGCGAGAGTATCTTGCGCGAAATCAGAAATTAGTAGTTCTTCGGGTGAAAATGCCCCAAACTTAGAGTAGTAGATAGAGGCCCATTTAACGCTGCCGGTGGTGTTACCCCACC